AGAACTATCTTCAACTACTCAACCTCAAGAAGGTTTTTTTGGCGCTCAAAATGATATTGAAACTGGCCCACAGAATATGATTCCATTGGGTACTTTAAATTTATCAGATGCCACTTTAGCAAATCTAGCAGAAAAGAATGCTGAAGGTATTGGTGATACTCTTGTTAATTCAATTAAAGGCGATGACCAATTAAAAAGAGAACAAGAACGAGATAGAATTTTACGTGAAGAAGATAACAATGAAAAAATTGTAAATGCTCTTGGTAAACTTGAAGGTGGTAATCCAGTAGAAGTTAAAGGAAATAATCCAATTGCTAAATTCTTTAATGGCATATTCAGCGGAGGTGGTATAGGTGGTTCAGCTGCTTTAATGGCAGTAGGAAAAGGAATCCAATCTATTATCACTTCAATCGGTTCGGCATTTATGTTCTTAGGTGCTAATTTTATTCCTATTTCATTAGGCGCTGGCGCAGTAGCACTAATGGGTGCATCTTTATTACCATTTGTTTATACATTACAATCTTTTGGTAATATTGATAATCTAAAAGATTCTCTTATCAATTTTGGTATAGGCCTAACATCTCTTGCAGCTGCAGCAGGTATTCTAGGTGGAATAATGATGTCTGGTGTAGGAGCCGCGGCTCTTACTTTAGGTGCGATCGCGATCGCTGGACTAGGTACTGCAATAATACCGTTGGCTGGCGCATTGGCTTTAGCGGCGCCTGGAATGGAAGACTTCGGAAACTTTCTTCAGAGAGTAAGTGATATTGGATTCGCTGGTTTGACAGGTGTAGCAGGTGGATTAGGAGCTCTTAGTATTGCTATGGGTGCATTCGCAGGTGGTTCTCTATTAGCATTCTTAACACCAGGTAAAGGTAAAATGGTTGACCAGCTTGAATCATTATCCAAGACAGGTCCTGGCCTTAAATCAGTTGCAGATTCTTTAACTAAGGTAAGAAATAGTTTGCAAAGTCTTAGAAATATTAACTTTAACGATATCGGTATAGGTTCATTCTTTAAAGAATTAAATACACTTATAAAGATACGAGACTTCAAAGGTAAGATAGAAAAAGCAGGTGATGGTATTAAATTAATGTTTAAACAAATGGGTGAAGGTCTAGAAAAAATTGACTTAGCAAAAGCCGAAGCCGTGGCGTCTATAATGGATTCACAATTGCAAGTAGCATCTGGTGCCTTTGATGGTTTTGAAGTAAATGATTTAGCAAACGCTCAAGCAGAAATGATTAGAGCACAAAATCTAGGTACACCTACTGCTCAAGGTGGTGATACCAATATAGTAGCTTCAGGTGATACTGTCAATAACAACACACGTGTGACAAATAATCCATCACACACAAATCAAGCTACCTTACAATATCTATATGGTATGGGTTCATTCCAAGGTATCAGACCTACCATATAAAAAAACCTCACCCATTTCTGAGTGAGGTTTCGGTAATCATTTTTTACTCTTTTGCAAGTTTTGCAAAGAATGACATAGTGTCATCTTCATCACTCTTTTTTTCAGTCGGAGCTGGATTAGATGTGTCATCACCATAAGGTACATCCTCATCTAGAATCACAGACTCTGCTGTTGATAGAGTTGATTCTACGGCTTGTTCACCAATTACTTCGTAGAGTTTCTTCTTTAATTCACCATAAGACTTATATTGCTCTGGGTCAGTGAACTCTCCTAAGTTATGAAGTGCATTATATACTGCCTCTAATTTAGAATCATCTCCACCTTGAAACTGAGAAGGTTCGGCGAATTCAGATTTATCATAGTTACGATAACCTTCTACATTGCGAATCTTAATCTTGAAGTCCGCACCACCCCAAAAATCAAATGGGTTGACTGGTGTTTCATCTTCAAACTGTGGTTGCATCACATCCATAATTTTATCAAAGATTTTCTTACCATATTTGTATAAGAAAACTTTACCTTCATTTTCTGGTGCAGATGGGTCTGATACCACATATACGTTTGATACATAATGTAGTCTACGTTTACGTGAACGTGCAATCTCTTTATCTTCATCGCGACCAGAGTTCCAAAGTTGAGTGTTTAATTCAGAGACTGGGTCTTGCTGTCCGATTGATGTGAGAGATTTTTCGATATACCAACGTCCTGTTGGTCCTTTGAATCCGTGGTCCCAATATTGTACCCATGGTACGTCTTGGCCCTCGGCTGCTGGTAGAAATCGAACAACGGCATAACCATTACCAGCTTTATCCACTGTTGGTTTCCATTCACGATCGTCTACGTATGATTTCTTTTCGCCACCTCCTGCTGTTTCCGCCGCAGCCAACAATTTTCCAATTGCGGTGTCTCTAGCTGCCTTCATGTTTGTATATGACATAGTATTCCTTTGTATTATTGTTTATATCTAATATTATATTATTTGTGTTAAGTTGTAAAGACATTTTTTATAATTTCTTTCAACTTCTTAGTATTTATCCACAATGGGATAAAAGTCTTGTAATTTTGTATCCGAGCTTTTTGCTCAGGCCAAATCAAAACGTCTGTAGTTTTCTTATCACAGACATCTGTAAAGTCTAACCAATAGTCTAAGATTGTTACGGTTTCTAAACTAACCTTACCCGCAAACATTTCTTCTACTATATATGGCATTTGATTTATCTTAAATAAATCGTCAAACTGTTTTACATCCAGAGTTTTCAAATCAGATTTAAATAGATATGAGATTGATTGTAACTTTGAATTAAATTCTTCGTATGCCTCATCAGTACAATCAGTAATGTAAGTATTTCCAGCCAAAGTATTCGCCACAAAGTATTTGATTAAAGATTCCTTTGTACTATATTTACGTACGAGTCTTTGATAGAAATATTGGTCACGCCTTCGAGCAAATGCTGAGGTCGTCAACCATTTCATTTTGTAGTTATATTTGACAGCATCGTAAGAACCTTCAAAATGTTTCTGTATAGAAGTGGCAATACACCATGCTGTATAACCTGTAACTTTAGATGAAGAAACTGAGGGCATTCCCTGTGCTTGGTATAACATTAAATTTCATAGCCTCTGCTTCTAGTTTTGCTTTGAGAGGCCCTTTCACTAATTTAGTAATATCTGCTGGGTCAATCTCGTGTTGCTCACAAACTTCAATGAGAGCCTCTGAATATTTTAATCCATCAGTGTGTACTAATAATCCTACTTTTTCTGCTAACGATTTACGCGTAAACGCTACGGGTACTGTTGTCTTTGACATATTTTATTTAATTATCTTTATATTATATAATACCATATAATCGGTATTTTGTCAATCACTTAACTTCTTTTTTAAATGATTCATACCAATACTTAGAATGTTCTCTAAGGCCACGATTACACTCACGGATAAATTCTAATTCCGCTTTAAGATTATCTTGTATTTCTATATAGAAAGCTTTATCCTTTGCTGGTATTAGAGGCTTGATTTCTTCAATCAATATCTCTAAAACGTGGTCAACATATTTACATGTTGGGCCAGGACAAGTTGGTGCTTTATCTTTATACGCATTTATCTTTTTAATTTTAGAACCGACGGTAGGCATATGTGTATTTATATTACCAATTTATGCGAACTCTTCTCATTGATGTGATTGTGTGTAATTTCTTTCTACGTTCGATATCCGCTTCTTTGCGGTCTAGTTCAGTATATGTTCCTCGTTGAATGTTTCTCATTCTATTTGAAACTACTTGGCATTTATAGGCTTTGCTCATGGTAAAATGTTTTTAATTTGGTTATCACTATAGCCGTCGCTTTTCAATAAGCTCACGACCTTATCTTTGTCTATGTATCCATAAACACTATCTTGATTGTCTTCACGAAGTTCTGGTAGTTTCAACCAATGACCATCGGTATCCCAAGCTCCAACTTCATATTGCGAGTACGGGCCTTTATCATTCTTTGGTGTACTATAATGAAATTCACTGGCTTGGATAGAAATCTTACCGCCCCTAAACGGGAAGGCAGGATTTAATTCTTTAAAGTTAACGTTTTGCATTTTCTTTTTCTATTAAAATAGTAGTTAGAGCGACAATAGAGCAATACATTACTGTATGTTGAGCACTGAACTCAGTGGGGTTGAACGCTGTGATTAATAAACTGATAGCGTTCAGAACCAGTATTATGTTAAGCATTATAGTATTCATTATTTAGCAATTATAATTTTACAATGTTCGTTAACTCTCCCGTTAACCTTTGATTTTTTACTTGTAGATTTCTCCATATCTTTAACTATAGATGGTTTATATACGGAGTCAACATCTTTCGCACGAATTGTGATTTGATAACTTTTATCTTCATCAAAGTCTTTGATAGATGTGCCTTTTACAGAAACACCATCTCTCGTAAGAGCGACATACTTCTGTAATTTTCTTGTCTTTTCATTGAAAAGAACGACTGTCATAGCACCAGGAATTTTAGCTGGTGAAACTGTCGAGTCAGTATTGTATTTCAAATTCTTAATCTGTTTGATTGCAGGAACCGCTTTCTTCTTTCTGACGATGGCTTTCTTGTGCTGCTTCTCATACTTAGCAACATCAGCTCTCATAGTAGTAAAAGCCTTTAACCACTTTTTCAATTGTGAACGTGTTAAGAAGCTCCAAGCTTCAACTGCTTGGTCGCAAGATTCATCAACTGCATCTTGTAATAAAGAGATGTCTTTATCTAAGTAATCATAAATGAATTGGCATCCTTTAGCAGGTATATTACCACCAGACATATATTGAATCACGTTAAGAGCTCCAATGTTATGTGGGTTATCTAACCAATCGTCTTGTGCCCAATCAATATGGCATATTACTTCT